CACCGTAGTGTCTCCAAAGACCTCTGCGTGGTAGCGATTGGTGCTGATGAGCGGCCGGATCTGCGCAATCTTGACGTTGTCAGCGTCGAAGAATTCCAGAAACCCGGCATTGCTTTGGGTAATGCTTTCTGAATCGATGTTTGGGGGCACGTATCGAAACCCGAGCCACATATCACCCGTAGGCGCCGGACATCCGATGGCGAAGGGTGCAGCCAATGTCCGGCTGCCGTTGAAGCGAAGGCCATTAATGTCGAGCGTGTCGTCGAAACCTGCTGCGACAGTGCTCAGAAGCCCTGAGATGCCAGAGATATCGGTAGGCTGATGGCCCAGATGGAGAACGTAACTCATGGCAATTCCACTTCGATATAAAGGGCGGCATGGGCGGCGGTCAGATGGTCTGCCCCGCCGAGATCGAGAAAGAGCGACGTTTGGGCAGCGGTCATTCGTGGGCCGCCACCAAGATCGAGCCAGGCCTCGAGCTCACCGACGCTGAGGCCGCTGTCCCAGCCGATCTCGATGAAGGCATGGGCCTGATGGATGCGCAGGTCCGGATCGTCATACCCAAGCGCCATCAGCCCGGGCGGAACCGGATAGCTGAACTGCGACGGCAGCGCGCGCAGGGTTCCTCCATCACCAGGGTTGCGCCCTTGGATCTGCGGATGAAAGGCAGCGCTGCCGCCCGCAGTCCATGTTGGCGGGCCGGTCACCGGATCGTTCTGCCAGATGCCGTTCCGGCCGATCCAGAGGCCGGCCGTGGCGGGATCGAGCACGAACATCAGCACATCGCCCGCGCCATGAGGCGGCAGACCGGTCAGCCGCTGGATGGCGGTGGCCGTGTCCGAGGACCAGAGCGTGCCATTGCCGCGCCAGCCGATGGAGCCGAGCGTGATCGGGTTCAGCCCCACATCGTATTCCTCAAGCTGCGCGGCAGAGGCGACGCCGATGTAGCCGTCGAACACCGCCGCGCCGCCGGGGGGGCAGAGCACCTCCCAATAGCGGCGCACGTCAAAAGGCCGGATCGCCCTGACACTCGGCACCCAGCGGCGGTAATCGCTGCCGCCGGTGGTATTTATCGCGGTCTGGTTTGCATCCGTCAGGGTGTAGCCTGCGGGGCGGCGGGTTGCATCAAGCTCCCAGACGCTGCCGCTATCGACCGGGGGTGGGGCAGTATCCCCGCCCTGCGCCAGGATCGCGGCACGCAGCATCAAAAGGCTCATGCCACGGCCCCCGCCAGCGCGCCCTGAAGAACCCAGGCATCCGCCCCGCGCTTGGTCAGCGCTACGCCCGCCCATTGTCCGCCGAGCGCGACCGATCCGCCGCTGATGCCATTGAGCGAGACGCCCGCAGCGGCCGTGATTGTCGCGACCCCGGCCCCGACTTGGCTGACGTTGATCAGCGTTCCGATCTCGAAGGGAACGCTCGCCTCGGCCGGGATTGTCACCGTGACGACCGAGGTGCCGGTGGTCTCGAGAATGCTGCCCAGATCGATTGCCTCCAGCGTGTGGCTGGTGGCGGTGAGCGTTCGGATACGCACGACACCCGGGCGCGGCACCTCGACCCATGTCCCGGCGGTGAACCGCACATGCCGGGCCTCATCGGCGATCCAGATTTGCCAGCCGTCCTGCGGGGCGAGATACACCCATGCGGCCACCCCACCCGCCTCGTCCCAGAGCGCCACGGCATTTGCATTGGCCCCCGCATTGCTCGGCACGATCATGATCTGACCTATGCTGCCGGTGACAGGCGGTGCGGTACTGCGGGAAGTGGCGCGCGGCTGCACCAGCGCTGAGAGGCGGCGTAAATCCTCGCTGAGGCTGGTGCCCCAATCGCGCTGACCGGGGTCATAAAAGGCGCGCAGCCCCAGCCCCGGCATGATCCGTTCCGGCATGCTTGTCCTCTTTCCTTGCAGTTTCGTCGATGCGGGCGATTGGCCGGATCAGCTGCCCCAGAGAAAGCCCCAGCCCCGATCCCATCCGGCGGCGAAGGGCGCGGTCAGGCGGAAGCTCCTGGCCTCTCGGTCGGTGAGCCAGGTACCTTCGACCATGCGGCGGGACCGGATTGCGAGGTCGATCTCTGCGGTGCGGTCCGGCGCGCCACTTTCGGGGATATCGCTGGACACGAGGGTCCAGCTGGTCCCGGCACCTGCGTCGATGACAACGCCCACGGGCTGGACTGCCACGCCGGTGTCCGGATCGACCCAGCGGACCTCAAGCACATAGCCCACCCCCGGCTCCGGCCCGATCGACGCGGTGGTGTGATCGACAATGACCGGGCTTGTCTGGGTCAGCCGGTCGCGATGGGACCATGTCAGCACCAGATCGTCAGCGACCAGCGCGTCGATGTCGGGGGCGTAGCTGCCATTGGCCTGCACCCGGCCAGGCGGCAGTGGCCTGATCGCGCGCCGGTCGAGCGTCACCACGTCCTCGGGGGCCAGCGCAAAGGCGAGCGTGCCGCGGCCGGTCTCGGGGAGAAGCCGGACGGTCAGCGTCTCGCCCGCGGCCCATGCACTCTCAGTAATCCGGGCGCCGTCGTCGAAGAAGATCACCGGCGTGCCTGCCGCATGCGCGCGCGGCACGGTATCAAGGCAGCCCCGGCCCACGGTGATGGAACTGGGCGTGATCCCGTCGATGCGCACCAATTCGCCGCCGATGCGCGCGAGCGTGCCGATGCCGACCTCGCCAATGTCGCGCCAGCCGGTGACCGGGATGACCCGCGCCTCCGGGTTGTCGGTCACATCTTCGGCCAGCAGGGCCGTCGGCGCGAAGGCCACGGCCCCCTCTTGCGCCGGGCCGGTGCCGGGGTCGATCCAGAGCTCCGCCGCCAGCGCGTCCGCGCTCGGCCGCTCGCCGGTGGCGATGAGCGCACCTGCGTCAGGATCCTCTGCCAAGATGCGGTCGGCCTCGGAATGGCCCAACTCGCGCACGAGGAGCCAATAGGGCGCTTCCTCCACCATGCGCCGCACCAACGCGCGCGGCGGGGCCGCAATTGCGCTACCGGCCGGCATCCGCCCGCCCGCGATGGCGGTGGCGCCCAGCGCAAAGACATCCTCGGCCAGCTTCAGCCGGATGCCATTGTCGCGCCCGTCGCCCTGACCGATCTCGGACAGGCGCATGACGACATCATGAAGTCCGAGCCGCGCCGAACGCAGGCGGATCACATCGCCGGGGCCAAGGGATGCGCCCTCGCGGTTCACCACGATCTCGCCGGTTAGGAGCGGCACCGACAGCGCGCGCAGATCGCGTTCGGCCACGCGCACGGCAAGGCCCTGATAGCGGATGCCGGGATAATCGAGCGTGGTCGCGATCACCTCGCCCATCGCCTGCACGCGGGCGGTGTCGGTCACGCTGACCGCCCCGGGCTCATCCGTCCAAGCGTCGGTAAAGCGCACGGTCACGCTGTTGATCAGATCAGACGGCGCGCGCCGCCCCAGACGGCCCCAATCCACCACGTTGGTCTCATCGAAAAGCGGCAACGTGGCCGCCACATAATCGGCCCGGATCAGCCTGATCTCCCAAAGCCCGGTGCGCCGGTCGATGAAGAGTGTGGCGTCGATATGATCGAGCACGCCCGCGATGAACTCTTCAATCGAGCTGTCTTGCTGCCAGAGCAGCGACAGGCCGAAGCCCTCGGTATAGAGCGCATCGGCGGCGGCGGTAAAACTCGCCCCGATCTCGGCCCCGGAATAACCCAGCCCCCAATCGCGGTTGGTCAGGCAGTCGCGGATGATATGGGCCGGGTTCATGTCGGGCCCATTGCCGAAGGCACCGCGCAGGGACGCGACCAGCGCCTGGCTGTCCCCGGGCGGGATCACCGGCACGCCGTCCACGGGGGTGTTGTCGATCAGCGCGGTGGCGCTCGTATCCGCCAGTGCGATGTTGAAGCCGAAGATATCGGCGGGTGGCAGGGTGCGTATGATCGCGAGCGCTGCCTCGACGGAGGAGGCAGGTTCGGGCGCGCCGTCGGTCACGAAGATGACGATGCGACGTTTGGAACCGCCGCCCGCAAAGAACGCCGCCGCCTCGGCAAAGGCCGCATCAAAACTGGTCCCGCCCGCAGTGCTGTTCGGCAGCGCCAGCATCCAGGCCTCAAGGGCGGTGTAATCGTCCGGGCCCATCTCACGCCGCTCGATCGCGCCTGCAGGGGCTGCGTTCCAGAGCACGATGCGGATATCATTCGGTCGGTCGGGATCGACGCCCGCGCCGATCTCGCGGATCAGCGCCGCAACGCCGGCCTTTTGCGCCGCCATGCGCGTGCCCGACATCGAGCCCGAGACGTCGAGCGCGATATAGATCGCCGCGTCCGAGATGTTCGCCTCGGGAACGATGGCGGCGGTCTCGGGATACCATTGCGCCGCCCCCGCCTCGCCGGTCAGCACGCGGGTGACGCGCACGGCCCATGGCTTGAGATAGGGGTTGATGCCGAGATAGACCTGCCGCAGCACGAGGCTGCAAAGGCCGCGGTAGCCCGGCACATTCCCGCCCATGCGCGCGGCCAGATAGTCGTTTGGTCCCTGGCCAGTGCCGCCCATCAGCACATCGACATCACCGACAATCCCGCCCTCGCGGCTCCCGCCGCCGAAAAGGTCGGGCTTGTCGATCCGGATGCGCCCACCGCCCGCGCCGGCGTTGCTGGCAGCGCTGGTGGCATCGAATACGTCGACCGATTGGGAGGGGAAGCTCAGCGCCTCGGGCAGGACGAACCACGCCGTCGTGCCTGTTACTGCATCGAACGACACGGCTTGCAGCGTGATCGTCTGGCTTGAGCCGTTCGCAAGGCGCAGTCGATACTCCCGCCCGATGCGCACCCCTGCAAGCGAGCCCGGAAAGGTGATGGTCGCCCCGCTGTCGCCCGCTAAACCCGCAACGGCCGCCATGCCAGCAACCGTCCCAAAGCGCGTCTCCACCGCCGCCCCGCCGCCCGACACCCCGCCGCCGGTTGTCACCGACCAGGCGATGCGGCGATCGACAAGGATCTCGCGGATCGCATCGACCGGCCCGTGGCAAAGCGCCAGATGCAGGCCCAGCGAATAGCGATAGCCGACGGTCTGCGCCTTGCTACCTCCGCCCATTGCTGACCTCCCTCACAGCCGCCGCGCGCCTCTCGGCCGTCGCGATCACCGGCTCGACCAGCGCATCGCCGGTGGCGCGCAACCGGTCCACCTTGATGCCGTGGTCGAGAAACGCCTGCCAATCGAGGCCATGCCTGCGAAACCATGGCCGCACGCCCGCGAGGCAATAGCGCGCGGCGCGCAGGTCCTGGATCGTCACGCGCATAGACTCGGATGTGCTCTGATCCGGATCGGTCACTTCTTGCCGCCTTTCTTCCTGATCGGATCGACGCGCAGATCGCCTGCCCAGACCACATTCGGCCCGGTGATCAGAACCGTGCCGAAGACCACCGGGATCGGGCGGCCCTCTTCGGCGGTGGGCAGCGAGAACGCATCGAGCCCCGCCGCCTGCGGGGTCTCGGTCTTCGGGCGCGGGTTCAGCGCATAGGAAATCGCCGAAAGCACGAGCCCGAGCACGAGCCGCGCGATGAAGGTCCAGACCATGGGGTGTTCCTTGGCTGCGCCCAAAAGGACGCTGGGCATGTTCGCCCGGTCTTGTGCGTAAAAGCGTTTGTCGGTGGGCGCGTCAGGCGGTGGGCCGCGTCAGACGATGGAACCGCCGCCCAGCGGGTTACGGCCGGGGATCTCGGGAAAGCCGCCAAAGTTTGCAAGATTGCCGAATTTGGCCGCACAGGTCGCCGTGCGCAGATCACAGCCGGGGGCGATCTCGACCAGTAAAGGCAACGGCGCGCCCGTGTCGGGGTCGACCTCCGGAGCGCCCAGCGCCGCCGCGATCTCCGGCATCGGGCGCGACAGTGTCACAAAAGCCCCTTCATGACCGGTGATGAACCCCAACTGCGGCCCGAACCGCAGCACCCCGCCGCGATACCAGCCATCGGGCGCATTAGCCGCCTGCACAATTGTCACCGCATTCGCCGCAACGCTGCTCACCACGCCACCCTGCCAGTGCAGCGCAATATCGAGCCCGCAGCCACGCCCGTAAAGCGCATGGCGGCAAAGCCGCTGATACTTCGCCCGAACCCCGGCCCGGCGCAACATGCTGAACACGGATTCGCAACTCAGGATGATCCGCTGGTCCTCGACCTCGGCCCCGACCACACGCCCCTTCCAATGCGCCACCGTCTCGCCCAGCACCTGCTCATGGCCGCGAAAGATTGTTAGCGTCACGGCTGCGTTGCCCATCGGAGCCAGAAACCGCCGCGCGAAGGGATGCGACACCGGCCAGGTCAGCTCCAGCCGCCCCCGCTCGATCTCGCTGGTCTGCACCACATCGCCATGGGCCACGGCGGCAGGGTCCCAGGAGATCGCCTCCCCGCCACTGCCCGCGCTGGTCCAGGCACCGGCCCGGCTGGTAAATCGCCAGACCTGCGCACCCTCGATGAACTGATAAAGGAAATACGGCCGGCCCTCGGCGGAAGAGGACTCGATGCTGGCGTAGGTCATGGGCGGGTATCCCGTGGATGTGATCTGGAAATGGGGCGCCTATGCGCGGCGGTTATTTCAGGTTGCTGCAATGGCAGAGGCGCAATATCCTGAAGCTTTGACCATAGAGAGCGCCATGACGCCTGTTCCCAGCCCCGCCGACCCTCTCGCCGACCCTGCCCTGACCGTGGCATCAAATCCCAGCCTCCGGCACGCCCCTGCTACGGCACGTAATCGCGAGCCGATCCGCCAGATGCTGGCCGAATTGCTTCCCCACCGACCCTGCACGGTCCTCGAAGTTGCCTCGGGTTCAGGCGAGCACGCTTTGTGGATGGCGCGCTCGCTACCGGATATGACATGGATTCCCAGCGAGGCGACGGCGGAGGGCCTCGCCGTCATCGAAGATTGGCGGAAGCTTTGTCCTGAACTCGCGGATCGCGTCTTGTCACCAGTTCTGATCGATGCCTCTCAGCCGCCTTGGCAGGGGGCCCCTGTGGACGCAATCTTTGTGGCAAACCTCACTCATATCGCCCCATGGTCTGCAACGATTGGGCTGGTTGAAGGCGCTGCGCAGCGTCTCCTCTCTGGCGGCCTCTTGTTGATCTATGGGCCCTTCAACGAGGGGGGCGGTTTTACAGGACCCGGCAACGCCGCATTTGACGCCGATCTTCGCGCACGAAACCCCGATTGGGGCCTGCGCGACCGCGAAGCTTTGGACGCGGCGGCCACTATGCAGGGCTTCGTAGCCGCCTCGCACCGCGCGATGCCCGCTGACAATCGCCTTCTGATCTATTGTCGAAGGTGATCAGACAGGGTCCTGCAATTGGGCTTTTGTCTGCGTTTGTCTGCACTGGCTTACTCCGGCACCTCGACGACTGGGATCGTGACTTCGCTGGCTACCGCGCTGTGCGTGATTTCGATCCGGTCAGCATCCGCGCGCACACAGGTCAGAAAATGCACCTTCGTGCCGATTGGTACTGGTTCGCCGAGGTTTGACGAAATTGTCAGCCGATGGTCCAGTCCGTCTGCGATGGCGGCGGTGATCGAGCGGAACCGCAGCGCCCCGGGTATCTCGAACATGATCCGGCGGCCAATGTATGATGTGAGCGGGGCGACCGGCGCGACGCGCATGAGCACCGACCCCGATGTCATGCCGGCGCGCAGTTGCAGTTCACGGCCCCAGCTCGGGAGCCAGAAGCTGGCCTGCCGCCCGCGCAGCGACCAGAGCCAGCGGCGCATCGCGTGGCGCGCGGCTGCGCCTTGGGCTTTCAGCGTAATGCTTTCGCCGCGCTCGAACACATCGCGCATCGGCTCCACCACCACGGGCCCGAAGCCGTTGTCGACATACTCGACCGCCCGGCGAAGGCTGGCGGTGAGCGGGCGGCGGGTGAGGCTTGGGTTGGTCTGGACAGGGCGGCCGAGATAGGTTGGCAGCACGGGGGCTGCTAGGTCGGCCGCGTCGCGTAAGAGGAAACTGGCGGTGACGATGCCATCGCCCTCCCTGCGGCGGGCAATTTCGACCGCCGATGTCAGCACGCCCACGCGGATTGGCGCGACAGTGATCCGGCGCGCGGCCACGGACGTGGCGGGCAGATGCGGGGCAAAGGGCTCTGCCAAGATCAACCTGTCTGCTTGAACGGTCGCGATTTCCACTAGAGCGGCTTCGCCACCATCGACACCGATCGCGGCCAATCCTCCGGCGCGGAAATCCGACAGCGTCGTGTCGATCATGATCTCCGTCGCCCCCTGCGTCAGATCGGTGTCCGGCTGCAACGCCATGTGCCAGAGCGGGACCAGCCAGTCCCCGGTGAACCATGCCCGCACCAGTTCCGCGGCGCGCGCCATGCCCAGTGCATCCAGCCGGTGGCGAAACGTGACAATCTCGCGCGGGCGGGGCCGGAGCGCGATGCGCTGTTCGCCGGCGCGCGATTGCAGCACGTCCGTGCGCCATTCAAGCACCTCGGTGATTTCCTGCGCTGCCGGGAAGGGCCAGAGCGGCAGTGGCTCTTCCACGTCAGGCATTCATGGCACTCCGGTTGCGGCGGATGACGTTCAGGATTGTGCGCTCGCCCGAGGGGGTGGCGAGGTAATCGCCGACCACCGAGGGGTCGAGGACGTTGATGATGCGCGTCGACATGTCCTGTGCCGTCGGGGTGGGGCCGCTGTTCATCTCCACCCCCAAGCGCCCGTCGCGGCCACGGCGCAGCGGCAGGATCGCCTCGGGCCCGGCCTCGCCCATCAACCCGATGCCGCGTGAGAACGGAAAGACCGTGGGGCGGTTGACGACGCCGCCGCGCGCGAAAGCGGTCAGTTCCTGGCCACCGGCGAAAACCCCGCCGCGCGCGAAGCCGAAAAGGCTTGCGAGGAACCCACC